ACAGTCAATCAGCAGGGTACTGACATAGCGGCTGCACAGTCCTCAATTACTAGTGAGCAGACTGCCAGAGCATCCGCAGACAGCGCCCTAGCAACTGACATTAATAACCTAACGGCCACAGTTAACTCTGGTGACGCGACTAACGCTGCCGCTATTGCCAGTGAGCAAACAGCAAGAGCGAATGCAGATACTGCACTAGCCTCAGACATAACGTCACTAACATCCACAGTTACAAGCAATAACACCACGCTTGCTGCTGCTGTGACTAGCGAAGCAACCGCCAGAGCGAATGCAGATACGGCGAACGCAGCAAGCATTAGTACTGTGTCTGCCAGTGTCACTACTGAAGCAACTGCAAGGGCTGCTGCGGATACTGCTGAAGCTAATGCAAGGATTGCTGCTGATAATACGATAACGGCTTCGGTGGCTACTGAGGCATCTGTTCGTGCAGCGGCAGACAACACCCTGCTTGCTAAGTATGGCGTGACCTTGAACTCAAACGGATATATCACTGGGTTCTCGCAAAATAACAATGGCACCAGCGGAACCTTCAAGATTCTCGCTGACAAGTTCACTATTATTGACCCTGCAGCAGCAGGCTCTGGTCTTCCAGGTACTCAAGTTTTCGACATCACTAATGGCGTGGTGACGATGTCTGCGGCGCGTATCGATAACCTCACAGTAGGCAATATCGTCGGTGTGGTTAACCAGACCTCGGCTTTCTCAGGAAGTGCCTCTAAAACCTTTGGGCCTAGTAGCGCAGGATACACAGAGCTGATGACTGTGGATTGCCCAGGTAACTCAGCAAAAAGCCACATACCTAGCATAAACATGGTGTTCGATGCGGCTTTTGCCACAGATACTGCCTATGTAAAGCTCGAATCAGCCACTGTCACTGGTGGGAGTGCAGGCTCTTATACAGAGGTACAGACACTACGCCATAAGACAGCAGCAGGCGGTAACTCCTGGACCACCATTCCAGTGATAGGCAGTCTAAGCTCATCCACAACTTCCACTACTCGATTCCGTGTCAGCATCAAAATGTTTAGTGACAACGGAACTGGTACCACTAACCAATCTCGCAGCGGAACAGCGCATTGGTCTGGCACAACTACAGGTATCGTCTAATGTTTTATATACGCTTAGAAAATACCACTCCTTACGGAAGTCCACAGTTTCTCACGGATGAGCAGCTTGGACAGGTCGGTGGAACCTGGGTCGAATATGTGTTTTGCGGAGATGTAATAGACACTTTGATTCAGGGCTACCAAGACATCTATGACGCTGACCAGGAACGTGTCGTCCAGACAATTTATGACCTAGAAAACCCTAGAGACTTAATTGTAGAAAATGTGAGAGTTACTCGCAATGAGCTTCTAGCAGCTTCTGATTACACACAGATGCCTGATGTGACTTTCAATGCAGGTGTCAAAGAGTCCTGGGCAACCTACCGTCAATCCCTAAGAAATCTACCAGCCAACATACCCAGTGACATCGCCAGTCTGGGAGATGTTGTGTGGCCAACGCCACCCCCAGGGTAAGAGGTGCGACATGAGAGTACCTGTAATCCAATCACAGAATTTCGATGTCTTTTATGAATACCACGATGGTCTTACGTGGATTCACTGTAACGTCTTTAGTTACAACCGCCGTGTCAAGAAAGAACTTGAAATGGGCATTCGCCTGCTAATGGCATTGCGCGACACTCCGCTTATGTGCCTTCACGAGCTAGACGACATTAAGCATAAAAAATTTATCAAAATGCTGGGTTTCAAATACCAGCAAACCAATCTCTGTCACGACGGAACGATAAGAGACATATACATAAAAGAGGTCAATTAAAATGGGTGCAGCAGCAGCACAAGTCGCGGGGGCAGTTGTCGGAGGTATCGCTTCGAGAGGGGCAGCCAAGGACGCAAAAAGGGCACAGGATGAAGCCAATGCCAACGCAATGGCTGGCTACAATTTCTCGCAGCCTTACATCAAAGATTCATACGATGCCGCAGGTAATTACCTGGACCAAGTGCAGAATACTGGCGCCTACATGGGCGAGACATATGCAGGCCCTAACCAATACCAAATGATGGGCAACCAGTACCTGGGCAACATGGGTCTCCAGGGTCGCCAAGGCGCTTTTGACATAGCCCAGCAAGGCCAGAACTTTGCCGCCAACTACGGTGACCTGTATAAGCAGTCGCAGCAGGACAACATTGCTGACAGCTATCAGTACGCCCAGGACAATAGCCAGGGACTGGTTAACTCCGCGATGCGTGATGACTTCCGCAACCTGACTGAAAATCAGCTGACGAGCAACAACATGAATGCCTCAGCAAGCGGCAACATGAACAGTAGCCGTGCAGGTATTGTCGACGCCAATCTAATGCGGGGATACAACGACCGTAAAGCTGACATGACAGCTAACATAGAAAATCGTTTGGCTGGTGACTTTATGAGTCAACGAAACCAACAGTTCAATGATGCTATGAGAGCCAATGCTGGCCTACAGCAGTCTTATGGCGCGGGCATCAATGCTATGGGTACTTTCGGCAACATGATGAACACGGGCGGGGGCAATCTCCAAGGGTTCGACCAGGCACGGATGAACGACCAGCGTAACCGCTTCGAGCGTGACAGGGACTTTGGCCTGGACAACCAGATTAAATACCAGGGAGGCATTCTCAATAGAGCTGTTTATAACTCTCAGGCTACCGAGCCTAACCTGCACTCGCCTAACGCAGCAATGATGGGCGGGGCTATGCAGGGCGCTGGTATCGGTATGGACATTTACAAAGATTACAAAGGGAATTAAAAATGGCTACACAACGCGGATATAACCAGCAGAATTATATGCCCAGCTACTTCCCTACCGACTACACCAGTCCCCAGGGCATAAACCAGTTTTACGGAAATATTGAAGAGGCGGTGTATTACGGTCCTAATGGAGAGTTACGTCCAAAGTATCAGCAGATGCAAATAAGTGCAGCTCCTGGTGAACCAGTACTTTCTGCACCAGGTACAGCAAGTAATGCACCCCCGCCTCCGTCTCCCGTACTAGCCCAACAAGGTCCCGCACCAATCGTGGAAGGTGTCCCCCAGGCACCGATGAACCCGCAGGAAAGTGCCATATTTACAGCCGCGAACCCGCAGATTTATGACGACGACACTGAGGTAACGGCAAGCCGCAGAGACGGTACGCAGATGGGCCAGGCTAACAAGGGCAGTGGCTACCAAAAGATTGGACTAAATGAGCGCCTGATTAGATTAGGCGGCGCTATGCAGGGCGCAAGTCACCTGGGCGGCAATGCGGCTATGGCCGCCTTTGGGCAAGAGTACGCCAATATCCAGAACTCTGACCGTGAGGGCTTAGCGGCGTATGAAAAAGCCCAGATGGACTATCAGTCTGCCCTGGCAAAAGCACAGGGTGACGGTGGAGAAACTGCAGAGCTAAGTGCCCAGCTAGATAGCACCTACGCACAAATGCAGGCGGCACTTGATGGGTTTGACAGGTTTGAATCTGTGTCCGGTCCGGTAGATAACATATTTACCTCAGCTCTGGATAGCTCTGGCATTTTGAACCCAGAAAGAGCTGCTTTCCGCGTCCAGCTCCAGAAACTTATTGTTGACGAAACTCTACTGCAAACAGCAAAAACCAAAGGCGCTATATCTGATAGCGAAATGGCGCTGTTTAAGTCTGGCGTTCCAAATATGGCGATGGATGAGGGTGTCTGGAAAGCTTGGATTACTGCCCGCATGGGAAACATACGTGAAATGCAGGCGCGGATGCAAAGCGGTATCAGAGTAGACCCAGGAGCCGGTATCGGTTTCAAGAATGCCTACTCAATCACCGGGGCATCATCAAGCAGCAGTGAATATACCCCCGAAGACGATGACGAGCTGTTTAATTTCTAGTCAAGGAATACTGAAAAATGCAGAGAACACCGGAAGAGTACAAGGCGGCTTACCTACACCATAAGAACTCAGGTAACGCTGATAAAGCAGCACGAGTAGCGCAGCTCTACCGGCAGCAGTTAGCTGGAAATAATGGCTCGTATCAGTCACCTTTGCCTAGTCCATATGCTAATCAGGCACCGCCAAAAGACAATGCGTTCCAATACGGTGTCGACCAGGCTCAAAAGTTGTACGGGGGCTTTGTTGAAGGCATTGGTCAAAAAGCTGGTAGCGACAAAATGGTTCAGTACGGCCAGGATGTGCAGGCACAGCAAGACAAAGATATGGCCGAAGGCGGCTACCAGTTTCAGTATGACTCTTTTGGCGATGCAATCAATAAAGATGGTCTTAGCGGTTTCGCTTCTCATGCGGGCTCGTCAGTAGCGGCAGGGCTTCCTACAACAGGCGCAACTTTAGTAGGCGGTGGTCTGACTGCAGCTGCAGCAACGGCTGGTGCCCCTGCCTGGCTAGTTGCTTCTGCAGGTCTGGCGACCACTGCTACAGGTATGGGCCTGGGCGTTGGTGAAAATGTCCTTGAGCAGAAAGAAAAGACAGGAAAGTTTGACGCGGATGTAGCTATTGGAGTGGGTGTGGTCAGTGGCCTTCTTGACCGCCTGGGTGTGCGTAAGGTTTTCAACCTAAAAGACCTAGAAAACATGACGTCCCAGCAAATTGCAGACACTCTGCGTAAAAAAGGCATGGGGCAAAAGGCTGCTCAGTTCCTGAAAGGTATGGGAGTCGAGGCTGTCACTGAGACTGCACAGGAAGGCGTCAATATGGCTGCAACTGCAGCTCAAGGTGGTGAGTATACCCCAGAGGAAGTACAGCAGCGGCTAACTGATGCAGGCATAACAGGTGGCCTAATGGCGGGCACCATCAAAACAGGTACAGGTACCATCGGTGCAGCAACTAACCTGGTCAGCGGCACTTCAAGTAAACCGACAACCGAAAGACAGCGTCAGGCACAAGCAGATTTTGCACAGCGATTAGCTCAAAAGGTTGACGAATCACAAAATGCAGATGGTCCTGCATACAATCTTACCGATGTAGACCCCGACAGCAGGTCTGGGGCAAAAGCAGTAATAGATAGTAGCCACTCTGATATGGCTGCACGGCTAAAAACATTAGTAACTTTGTTGAAATCGCGTTTGAAGCCAGAAAACAGCGATACTTTGGATGTTGTTCTGCAGAAATCTGACGCGGCTGTAGCCGCTGTAAAAGCTAAAAATAAAGTCAAAAGTGTGGTTGATGCAGGAGACTTTAATTCGTTTGAAGAACTTGTAGGGGACACTGCGGAAGGTCAAGAAGCTATTAATCTAATGCACGAGATGAACGAACTCACTCGTGTTTACTCAGATGGTTTAACTGGAGGTGTCAGTCGCTATACAGATGCTCTTTCTCCGGCTGGTGCGCTAGACAACTACTCCAACACCGGCGGGGTAATGCAAAATTTTGCTAGGCCCCTAGCAACAGCTGCCCTAGCGGCAACTAATCCAGGTTTAGCGGCTGCCCAGGTAGGCACATTTGCTGCAGGTAGAGCTATAGATAAGCTCACTGGCAGGCGCAGCCGAGTTGCACGATATGTAGATGCTAATTCACGTATGCCCGGTCAATCTGCACCCTCAGCTCCCTCTTTACGGAACCAAGAAGTTGCCAAACAGCAAGAAGAACTAGCGCAAGCAGAAGCCCTCCAGGCACAGCAGGAAGCTCAGGCGCAAGAAGAAGCAAACCTGAACGAATACGTTTATAACCAGGGCGGTCTTCCAAACGACCAAAGTCCTGCAGGCAATATGTCATCGGTCTTGGGGATAGACCCTGAGCAGATGATGACGATGCTCGATGAAATTATTGCTACCGAGCCTAACCCTCAAATTGTTGACGCAGCTATTGCAGCTCAAGGCTCGATTGTGCGCGGTGGATTTGTACCGAACCTAAACCAGCTAATTTCCATGATGAAGCTGCGAGTGAACCCTGACCCCCAGTTCTGGATAGAGCGCGACCGCTCAGCTGGACAAGCAGCAGCTCAGAATAACTTGAGCCGCCAGGAACAAAACTACCAGCGCGGCATTGAGAACAACCAGGCGTTCAACCAGGAGCTGCAGAATGCAGTTGATGACGACGGAAGCATACCGCCGCTTAACAAGGCGTATCTCAAGTCGGCCCTGGCAGACCTAGCAAGAGACCTGGGCGCTCAGCCTCTCGACATGGTTAACTCCATTATTGAGAGAGCGGTAGAGAAAGGTGTTACCCAGGAACAGATGCAGTCGTACCTGGCACCGTACCTGGAGAGAGTACAGCAGCAGCAGGAAGCTAAGAACAGCCGTGACCAGGCAGCAGCTGAGGTCGATGCAGACCCAATCAATGAAAACAAGACACCAGTGCTGCAGCTAGACACAAGAGAGGGCAAGAAACATGGTGTGCCTCGTATTTACACTGTTGAATCCGAAGGACCTGTCAGGGATGAAAAGAAAGCTAAGGCAGCTTTCGTCAAAAAAATTGATGTCAAAAACTTCCCTAAAGTTAACCAGGCTATGCAGGAACTCAGTGCCCGCCATGATGATGCGCTCAGCACCCCCGATGCATGGTTAGCATTTGAAAGAGACCTGTTAGGCGACAACGAAACACCTGCAGCGCCAACAGGCATAATCAATCTGGTCAACGATGTTGACAAGTGGGCAGAAAGACACGGACAGCTGAGTGGGGACCAACTTGACGCAGCTAAACGTGGTTTTGATACTGTCGAGGGCATGAAGCAAATATACGCTGACGGCACTGCCACTGTGGACACAACTGGCAAGCTTATGGCGTGGGGCATTATGTCCAGGATGCTATCGGCAGCTAATCAGGAAGCAGGATTCGTTGATGCTGTTTTAGACGGTAAGATGAGCGAGTTTATCGCAAGAGCTGTTGAGCGCCCGTTTACTGCTGCAGATGTTAAAGAATATAAAAAATGGGTCAAAGGAGTAATTCCGTCAGGCTCATTCGGTAAACCAAGTACCAGTAATCTAAACGATTTTGGCGCTGTGTTTTTAAAGAAGCTTTCCGTCAAACAGAGCGATGGTCGTTCAGGGCTCGAGCATTTGCACGACATGATTTCTAATCCAGAAGTTTCTTCCGCAGATATACGTAGGACCTTTTACGGACTGGCCGATGGTGTTGGTATAGCGAATAAGGTCCTGTCATTTGTACTGTTGATGATGGGGCGTACAGATGTTGTGGTACTAGATAGAATCCAAATAAACAGCATGTGGGATTCAGCTAAATACGGAAAATTAATTTATGACGATGTTGCTGATTTATTTTCTGGCGCACATGGCTTGGCTCGGTATGAAGCACTTGAAAAAGGTCTACTACAGCGAATAGATTCTTTGTACCAAAAGCTAGGCAGACCTGATGATGCATCCGTAGGACGTTACCACTGGGAAAGCTGGGTAAGAGACTCAGGGCAAGTAGTTGCACACCCTACTGCTGGAGGTATTTATGACGAAAGCATTAGCGGAGATGCCCTAGATTCTTATGCTGACCTCGGTGCTCCAGAAGGGCGCATGAACAGATATAATTATGGTGCTATTTATGCCAGGGATAGAGAGGGCACACCTTACTTTAGTTATGCTGACAGTAATGGAGTTCCATATGTCTTTAGTGTAGAATCTTTCAATCAGTTCCAGAAAGAAATTAAAAAGAAAAGTGCAGGCGTAATCCCCAAAGGTTTCAAAGTTAGTGAGTACAAACAAGGGTATCCCTGGTATGAAGCAGAAGGAGTCAACCGTGAAAAACTCGACGAAAAAATCCACAGTATCGGAAAAAGAGCTGGCAGCGCAGAAAGCATTCTTCAAGGGGATGCTGAACAACGTAGCGCCAATGTCTCCAGACAGCCCGAAGCACGACAAGGCCAAGAAGACCCAGTAAACCCCGCAATAAAACC